ATGATTGATTTTATAACTGCTACAGACTGGACAATAAGAGCGCTAGAAGTACTTATTATTCTTTATTTACTAGTAACGCTTAACAAGCACCGCTTAGCGTTATTTTTTGGTGGTAAAAGTAATTTAAAATCAATTGATGATCACACAATGCATTCATGCTTTATTGCTGCACTTACAGTAATGGTATTTCACTTTGTAAGTTCAAACTTAGCTCAATACATAATTACAATAGAAATGAGCAAGCTAGCACTTAGGCAGTTTTTTTACTTCACCATGTTTAGTTGCTCAATGGCATTTGTTATGGCGTTATTCTTTATGCATAACATTAGAGGTTGCACGTTCTCAACAACTGCGCGGCTTTGTTTATACCTTGCATTAGCTCAATCGGTTGTGCAGCTAATACAATTTATCATGCGTGGCCTGCTAGATAGCAGCATACTGTCACCCGCTTACAGCTTTAGCGTTATGGCGCTCAACTTATTATCGTTAGGCGTTGTTGCTATATACCCAGCTAAAAAATTTACTGGCCTACTTACCAAAGAGGGAATTTAAATGCCGTTACTTATAGTAATGTTTATCTGTTTAACCATGGCGTTATGTATAACTGGCGTTGCTATAGTACGCGGCCAAAACACAACAGGCATAGAAACCGCGCTTAAACATAAAATTAAACACTACATGCCAGAGGGAACAGCAGCCCACCAGGACGATTACGGTGTAGCGTATTCAATAGTTATGGATTTAGGCGCCACAATAGAGCGCCCAGATAACTGGGATAAAATAGAATCAATGAATGTGGTACACAAACGCGCCACTATTTTTAGAAACCAAGCACTTAAAAAGCCTACCGACTTACCATCCCCACAAGAACGGCCAGTATTCAAACTTGTTAAATAACCCGCTAGAGCGGGTTTTTTAATGCCCATTAAAAAGTCGCGCCTTGTTAAAACATGAACGATAAATTAATGTATATACCTATACATATCATGGAAAATAAAAGGAATAAATATGATCAAGGTTGGAGCGTGGGTACTAGGGGGATTATCACTTATATCGGTAATAATGTATTTTGATTTAGGCGATCGTATATCAGGCGTAATTTGTATGTTTGCCGCTGGGCTTTTCTTCCCGCCAGTGCTTAACAAAAATAAATAACACAAACAGAGAAAAGGCTGAATCAAAAGGCAAAATATATAAAGACATAACTCAAAAGTCCGCAGTCGTATTTGGTATTATTTTGTTGGCCATTGCTGCCGTTTTGAGTATCGGCTCTTAATTACCTGTAAAATATAACCACTAAAAAGCCCGCTAAATACGGGCTTGTCTATAATCTGTTACCATAAATCGATGGTTCAGGGGTTTTTATTAAATTGTGTTAAATCAAAAAAATCTTCTTTTGGATAAGTCTCATGTGCAAGAATTAATAACTTACTTTGCATCCTCTCAAAACTATCAATAGTTATTTGGAGGATTTCATAGCAATTATTTGTTGCGTTAATTAGTTCCATATGTAATTTTTTATGGGCTTTTGGGAAGTAAATAGAGTAAAAATCGTGTAGTTTTGCGGATTTATTTTTGTTAGACCATTGTTCATATATTGGCTGTATTTCTTCATAATGTAACTTAGACCTATCATTCAAATGCTGCAGTGAAAGTAAGTATCGTTCATCAAAGATAGATAAATTTAATAAATCCCCGCCTAATTCTCTTTGAAGAGGTATTAAACTTATTAAATTAAATGGCTCAATTTCTACATTAGGCAAAAATGATGGTAGCAAATGGGCTCTTTGGTCTTCGGGTTGGCTTTCAAATCTGCCCATTTTATCATTATAAAAAGTTCTTAATTGATGCAACTTGGCGCTTAATAGAAAGATATTTGACTGTAAAGCTATTATCAGTTTTTTTTCTTTTTTTTCTGCATCTAGCTGTCGGTCTTGCTCTGCTTTTTTATCATTGAGACGGCTGTTAAATAAGTAACCAAGGGCAGCAGCAACTAAAGCAGTGAAAAGACCAAATAGGCCAGTAAAAAGTAGTCTAATAGATACTGGTACTATAGATTCTTCAACAGCAAGAGCACTTAGGTACCACACAAATAAAAGTAAAAGCGCAAAAGAAACCCCTAAAAAATAGGGGGCATAAACTTTCCAATCGAATTTTTCGTCCATGTAAATCTTCTTATGCTGTTTTTTGGCTATTGGCGGGTTTGCTTGCGCGGGCGTCAATCACAGGCTTTAAGTCTTTTAGCAACAATTTACCGCAGTCGTTAATATCAATCTTTTTATCTGGGTTTACCCTAAACCAATCAAGATGAAAGAACATCATTAGCGATTTAATTGAAGTATCAATAAATTGCTTTTCAAACTCTTCTTCATTTAATAAACCCAGGTCACTCATAGAGTCACCTGGCGCAATTTGCCCAGCAGCAGGGTTAGTTTCACCAGTAAATAACCACATAAAATACATTTTTGTTTTTGGATGCTTAGCAATTTTTTCTAAATTACCAGCACCAGGCTCAGAAATTCCAGCCTCATATTTTTTGTATCCGCTAAGCCCTATATCAAGTAATTCACAGAATTTAGCTTGGCTCAGGTGAAGTGATTCACGAATAGTTTTAATTTTAAGCCCAATAGTGTTTGACATAGTTCTTATAAGATCCTAGTATTTAGCTCGGATACAATAGTGTACCAAATGATTCTTTTAGTGTTCTTCTTTAGTGTTTGGGTTTAATTAAATACCCTAACAACGAAGATTAGCACAATTATAGTCAGTTTAGGAACCAAACAAATAAAGATAGAGGCTAATTATGGATGCTGAAAAATACAGAAAAAACTTACAGGGTGAAGTAGTTGGCCCAGATGAAAAGTTCTTAAAGCGTAAGCAAGTGCTAGAAATGTGCGGTATTTCACTCTCGCATATGTACCACCTAATGAATAAAGGCATGTTCCCTAAGTCACATCGTGTGTCGCACCGCAGTGCTGTTTGGCTTGAGTCAGACATAAACTTATGGCGCTCAATGAACAGTAATCATTTTTTTGCTGAATATGGCGAGCAAATTAAAGCACAAAAATTAGGTGAAGGCGCAGCCGCATGAACATGACCTTTGCACTTTTAGCGATATACAACACCCCAGCGGTGCCGCTTAAAGACATTTGTGAGGAATATTTAGGCCTTAAGTTTAAAACAGCCGAACAAAAAGCAAAGGCAGCACAGTTACCTATACCCACATTTAAAATTCGCGACTCAGAACGTGCACCCACAATGGTAAACGTAAACGACCTAGGTGCGTATTTACAGGCCCGTTACGACGCAGCCCAAAAAGAATGGCAAAGCGTTAATAACTAGGAGCAAACAATGAGCACATATCAAGTATTTGACCAAAACACGTATAACGCATTACCTAACTTAGCTACTAAGGCTGAGTATTTACTTAAGTGCCAAATAAGCACTAAAGAAGCCGTTAATTGTAAATCAGTTGAATTTGAACCGTGCTTACAAGCCTTTGTTGGCGAGTTGCCATTACCTATTTACTGCCACGGCAACGAAAACCAAACCATACAAAAAGCCGTGTACTGGTTAAAAGCGCAAGCTTTATCTAAACCGCAGCAACAAGCACAAGGAGTATAACCATGGCAAATGCATTAGTTAAACACATCAATAACGTAAAACCAGCGCCATTAAAAGCTGTAGAAGGGCGCCACATACCAAAAGGCTTAGCTGAAATAAAAGCGCTAATGGGTAGCGAACGCCACACACCAGAGTACGTATACACCAAAGTGTTAAGCGAGCAAGAGCGAACAATAGTGTGTTTTGCTGCAGGCCTAAAACGTCATGACCTTGAAAAAGGCTTTGCCAATTTTAACGCCGATACCCGTCTTAAAATTCACAAAGCTATTTTGCAGTTACAAGAACTGGTTAAAGCATTTGTTGATGCCAACGCCATGGCACCGGCTAAGTTTTTGCAAAATGCGCCTGCTGAGTCTGCAAAAACCAGCTATTCCCACCTAACTGTTAGTTCGCACTAAGGATTGATCATGAGCTCAACTAATCGCGGAACCCAGCGCAATGCAGATGACTACTACGTAACACCGCATTGGTTAATTGAAGATTTTTTAGCAGCGTTTAGCGAAAACTGCCGCTTTAATTTTGACGAACAAGCATACCCGTTAATGTTAGACCCAAGCGCAGGCGGCTGTGAACAATACCCGATGAGTTACCCAACCGTATTAGAAAAGCACGGTTTTACAGTTGATAGCTGGGATATTCGCCAAGATTCACGCGCAAAATTTAAAGGCCGTGACTTTTTAAGTATTGACCCGACTTATACGCCTGCTTATCAAATTATTATCACTAACCCACCTTTTAACGTAGCGCAAGAATTTACAGAACATGCGCTTGAAATGGTTCCTAATGGCGGTTTAGTGATCATGCTGCAACGCCTTAATTGGTTAGGTAGCCAAAAGCGCAAACCTATGTGGCAAAAGCTGCCATTAGCTGCGGTTTATGTGCATAGCAAACGCCCAGGCTTTGACCCACAAAAGCCAAGTAAAACAGATTCAACCGAATACGCCCACTTTGTATTTTGCAAAGGATACGAGCTAGCTCCTGAGCTTTTCGTAATTTAACGCTGGGAACTGCTGAAAATGAAACTACACCCAAAAGCAAAGGCAGCTCTTAGGCATTTAATTGATTGTGAAAAATCACCGAGCATTAGAAATATGCTTTCTGTTACGCGTCAGTTGGCAGAAGAAGTGCTTGAAAAATATGCGCCTGAAATATCAGCGCGGTTTGATTGCATTAACTCGCAAACAATAGAAGAGGCTGAGCGTGCAGATGCTTGGTTTAGCTATTCATATAAGGAATACATGATTCAAGATCATCACAACGTAAAAAATGTAGAAGTTTTTCATCAAATACACCTACCCAACGAATTAAACGACATCCCGTTTTAAACCCAAAGGACTACTAAAATGAACTCTATCAAAGACCAAGATCCGTCTAAAAAACAGTTAATACTCAATATTGTTGAACACGCTATTGAGCAAGCCAATTTTACAATCCGCCTTTTAAACAAACGCAGCACCGTACACATGCTAATACAATGCGAAGACACGCTCACCGATTTACTGCCAATCGTAAAAATGATTGCTGACGACGACGTTAATTTTGAACGAGCATACAGCCTAATGAGCATTGCATTAAATGCAGTACAAACTGGCGGCGAACCAATGGAAGTAGAGCTTTAAACGGTGGCTAATCCGCAAGCGATAGACCTACAAGCCCTTAGACTATCTAGTATAGCTAAGGGTTTAATTTCATCTATTAGCGATATTGACGACCGCAACTTTTTAGCGCGTGGCCTGCAAAATGTGCCAGTCCCTTTACAAAGTCGTATGGCCCGTAAATACATAGACCGCTACAACCAAAAAAAAGCGGGTAGCCAATACCGTGCTAATACATGGTTACGCCGTACCATTGCCCGTTTAAAGCCGCGCTTTGGCGTACTGTTTAGTATTACTCAAAATATGCCATTGCCATGGCATATTTTAAGTAGTATTGAAAAAACCAAAAAACACGCAGGCACACTCGCTATGGAGTGCGTGCAAATAACGCTTGATGTAAGCGAAGAAAACCAACACCTACCGTACGAAAAAATAATATCGTTAACCTACGATGCAATAGCAACTCATGCCAAAGCTGTAGGCGCTAATGTACCATTTTACGCCATGCGCGATGACAACCTGCCAACCGAGTGTTACGAAATTGCACTGCTAAAAATGCAGTGTGATAGGTGGTGGGCTCGCCAATTAAAAACTATTCGCCGCCAGTTTTTAGAGTTACTCGAAATTGCCACAGGCCAAGTAGGCAAAGATTTATACCACGATAAAAAAAGCAAAAAGTTTAAACGCCGTGGCATTAGCCCTTACTCGTCCAAACAAGCACAGCGTGAATTTAACTTTGCCCAAGCCAGTGGCCGCCAGTTCCTAGAAATGATGGAACTGCAAAGCAGCGACGGCGACGTAATAAGTTTAATAGAAGCAGTAAAAAGCGGTATGGCAAATCCTGCCAACCGCCGTAACGAGTTAATGCTACGCATACGCGAAACCGAAGAGCTAGCCGACGAAATGGGCTATGTGGGTGTGTTTTACACAATTACGTGCCCGTCACGTTTTCATGCAAACTCAAGTAAATGGAATGGCGAAACGCCAAAAGATGCACAAAATTACCTAACCCAAACATGGGCGCGTGCCCGTTCTAAGTTAAACCGCCGTGGCCTTAAATACTTTGGTGTGCGCGTAGTTGAGCCACATGCCGACGGTTGCCCGCATTGGCACATGATGTTGTTTATGCCTAAAAATAAACTACAAGAAGTGAACGCTATTTTGCGTTGGTACTTTATTCAAGAAGACAAAGCAGAGCTTTACGATTATTACGGCCCTGTGCAAACCCGCGCAAAAGTAGCAAATGAATGGGTAGATATAAACACCCACGGCACGCACATTAAAACCGTCGAAAAATGCGTAAGCTACCGTGCAGGCACTAAAAAAAGTGAGCTTTTTAAAACTTACAAACAAAAGCGTCGCGAGTGGGGCCTTAAAAAAAGCCAAGGTAAAAAAGCCAAAGCGCCTAGTAAATTTTATCGTACTTTTAGCCCCCGCTTTGACGCCATAAAAATGGATAAAAGCAAGGGCAGTGCTGCCAGCTACATTGCTAAATACATCAGTAAAAATATTGATGGCTACCAATTAAGCGACCATGAAGATGCCGAAACAGGTGAAAACCTACAAGAGCAAGCCAACCCCGTTTTAGCCTGGGCTAGCACATGGAACATTCGCCAGTTTCAATTTCAGGGTTCGCCAAGCGTTACCGTGTATCGTGAATTACGCCGTATGCGTAGCGCGATTAATGATGAAACTATAGAGCCTATTCGCCACGCTGCAGATACCGCTAACTGGAAAGACTACGTAAAACTTCAAGGCGGTATGTGTATAGGCCGTGCGGCTAACTTCAAATCAATGTATGAAGTTACCCAACAAGGTAACGACTATGCCGAAGTAGTGCGCCGCATAAAAGGCGTACTTACGAACACCGATTATAAAGCGGTGCTTAAACGCACACTTGAAAACGTACATAACGTAATTACCCAAACAAGCCTTAAAACTCGCCTAGTAGAATGGACCAGACAACTCAAGGGTACAGCAGAAAAACTCGCAGCTAAGGATAGCACCAACGTCGGCGCAGCCGACCTATCTTGGACTAGTGGTAATAACTGTACGCCTATAGCCGCAGGGTCTAGGGCTGAGTTGTTACTCGATATGATGGGTACCTCAAAAAATGACGTTGATGAAGTAATAAAGGATCTAAATAGCGGAAAAAGGATCAGCCGAAACGGCCAAATATATCTAATACGAGACGGCCAACTTCAAGTTTTAAATGTTGATGAGCAAATAAAGCATGATCAGCGTTTAGCTATTGAGTCATTGGCTAAAACATATTCACAAAAAGCAGGTAGTTGGCACATAACTGAAGCCCATTGGCAACAAGCCCGCGAGTATGTAGAGCTTGCTTATAAATACGCGCAGCTTGACGGGCGCAACACACCAAATAATACCCACTCACAAAAAGGCTTAGTCACTATTGGTGATTGGGACTTAGTTACTTTAGTAAAACAAGGCAGCGCATCAGCAATCAGCGATAACGATTGGTGGGCCCTAGATTTAATGGCTTGAGTTATCTATAGAATAAAAAATAAATAATCTATATGATTTATCTAGGTAAATTAAACAAGGAAGCCGTTAGATGGATAAAAGTCAAGAAAATCATTATTATATAATGACGGAAAAACATAAACTAATTAGTGATGAAACGGCGAAGGTTCGCTCACAAATAATGTATTTTTCTACAATATGCTTAATCTTTATTTATTTAAAAGGTAAAAGTTTAACCAGTATTTTTGGGATGAAATTTAGTGAAGATGTTTCAATCCCAATAAATAATGTACTAGTATTTATGTTTTTTTCTATAGCATATACTCTGGTGCATTTTATATTTAGAGTAAAAGAAGATATTAAAGCGTTTTCATTTGAAAGTTTTGACAAAGATAGCATAAAAAGCCAAGTAATTAGATTGCCAAATTTGAAGGATTACGTCCCAGTACAGCCCGCTCAATACGAAGAAATATTTGCAAAATATCATAAGGCATTTTTAGAAATAGTACGAGATATTGAATTAACTGAGGCCAGCGAGATTCGTGCTGATTTAGAGTGTTATAGTCGACAGCAGGAAATTTTGAAGCAAGTAGAAAATGCTGTAAACCAAAATTTTGAAGGATTATGCGGCCAAGCTAAAGCAGAACTAAGTGTAAATATATCAGATTTTGCTAATTCTGCTAAAAATGGGTTAGATTGGGGTACTAAAATATTTAGCTTAGAGAGAGAAATCAACAAATCAATAGGTGCCCTTCAAAAAGAAATTCAATTAGTTCACAACATAAACCATGACAAAGAGTTAATAACGAGAAACTTTAAATCTGAGATAGAAAAAATCGAGGAATCGATTGACTTACTAATGAATGAGGTCTCAAAAAGGGCTGCAAATCATAAATTAGAAAAGTTTTTTAATATTTTTATCCCTTATACGTATGGTGTATCTATTATTTCGACACTTTTATATATTTATCGATCAGGTATATGAATTTGTAAACCCACATTTGTGGGTTTTTTCATGCCTTAAATAAAGTAAGGACTAAAGGCCAATAAGTTCTAATTGCTCTTCACGCGGTAGGTTTTTAATAAGGGATGCAGCTAATTGTGCAGTGGTTTTACAAGGAGGATTTAAGAAGTGATCAAACGATTGAGTAATACGGAACGTAGCACCGCACTCTTTGGTGTTAGTACACGAGCAATATAAATTAACTACATGGGCGCTTTGCTTTTCGCGTGAAGTAATTGTTGCTTTAGCTTCGCAATTTGGACAAGTAACCCGCGCCATAATAACCACCAATCGTTAATAAAATACACTGTTATTATATACAGTGATTTTGTTCATAACAAATAAGCATTTAGCTATGTACTAAAATCATTAAAACTATTTATTGCTATGGGTGAAGAAGTTATTTATCGTCATGTATCAAATATATAAGGATCAGTTATGTACGAAGCTAAATATGTATGCTTTGGAGTTCAGGGTTCAACTCTAATAAATTTAGAAAAGATGCCGGATACATTCGATATTACCTACACAGAAGATGTGCTGTCTTACGTTGCTGAGGTAATTACAGGTAAGCACCATGACTTCTCAGTTGTTAGAGGTGGGCGCGGTACTAAAAGGGATTCTAAGAGAGATTTTACTGAAGAAGCTCAAAAGTTTGGATTTACTGAGTTCAAACTTTATAAAAATAATAAACTTATACCCTTAGATTTATCTTTATAAAAAATTAGGAAAAGCTAATTAGTTAGCTTTTCCAACATGATTGAAATTAAACACTGAGCTAGCTCTAAGCACTCGGCTCTAAATCAAAATTTAGCTGCAACTTACTGCCAATTTCAGGATCCCTTGCTACTTCATCGCTCATTAATTTAATTAACGGTTTAGTCTCGTTTTTAAAATACATGGCGTCGTATTTAGTCGGGTCGCCTAGGCCTGCATTGTTTGCCGGAATAATACCCGCTAAGCCTGGTGGGAAACGGTGAGCGTTAAGTATGTCTTGCGCCGATACGTTTTTAACGTTCATAAACTCGTCTTTACTTTCAAAATTACCTACAGGGATTATTTGTAAGCCTTTTTCTTTACCATTGGGTATGTTTACAAATAACGAGCGGAAGTTACCCACGCCTTTACTGTCTTGAATTTTTTCTTTTATGTCGTCTTCAATGTCTGGGTCTAAGTTAGGATCAGTCGCGTACATAATAAAACCCATGTGCGCGCCGTTTAAAAAGTATTTACGGCGGAATAAAGTCGCATCTTCGTTTAATAACGTAGCCTGTAAACCGCCTAAGTAATCGGCCAAACCATACACTTGCTGCACGGGGTCATACTGGCGAACCCAAATAATGTCGCGCTTTTTATATTTTTTAACTTGGCTATTTCGCTCAAGCACCACAGCGCCACCATTACCCCCAACACGAGTACGGTAACTAGGCAGCGGAAACAACCTTACAATTTGCCCAAAGCCATTACGTATTTTAAGTAGTGCCACATCACCAAATTGCACCAGGTTTAAAAAGCCCGCTTGTACTTGCTGCGCACTCATACCACCACTAATAAAACGGCTCGCGGCCATGTTTGCACGGCTTTGTACAATGCCGCCGTGCTGGGCATTACGGCGTGTAAGGTTGGCTAATAGATGGCGGTCTACTGGCGGTTCCCAATACTGGTCGGTATCGTTATAAAATAGCGAGTCGTAATCGGTTAGCCACATGTCGGGCATTACTTGCTCAGGTAAGCCAAACACAACGGGCGCATTTTGCTTACCTTGCTGATCGTCTGGTTGCTGGGTTAACTGCTCAGCGTTTTGGTCTAATTCTGCATGGTCCATCGTGATTTTCTCTTATGTGCATGGTTAAGGGGTTCGTTAATAACAGCGTGGCTAATAGCAAAAAATACGTCTGCATGGCCTATGGTGTTATCGCGGCTGGCTTTAAAGGTTATGGCGCCGCCCGAGTCGGTACTGGTGCGGCGTATTGAAAGGCAGCTCATAGCAATATCTTTATGGGATGCATCCCATTCAAGTCGGCCACCTTCAATCAGGTCTATCATTTTAAGTACTAAGCGGGTTTTACTGCCTACGCTGTAATGTATGGCGGTGGCTTCACGTGGGTACAGCGTGCTTATTGAGTCAAACACTCCCGCACCAATGCCCGTGGTATCTACACCAATATAAGTAACGCGGTATTTGGCATAAATTTTTTGAATTTCACTCACATGGTGCGCAAAGTTCATACCGCGCCAATAGTGTTTTTCAAGTATTCTAAATTTTTCACCGGCTTTTTCAGGTGGGGCAACCACCACTAAAGCGGCGTTATCGCGGGTGCGTGATGGGTCGTAACCCAGCCATACCTCACGGTTACCAAATGGTTGTGCGGCATTGGGTTTGTGATCTTGCCAGCGGGTGGCATCCACCATGGCTTTTTCAAGGTCGCTGAATTTAAATATACTGTCGGCATCGTCCACAAAAATGCACATGAACAGGTTATTAAAATCATCAGCGTTGTATTCGTCGCGCAGCTCGTCAATGTCGAACAACTCACAGCCACCGCGAAGTGCATCTTCAATGGTAACTACAAAGCGCCATTGTTTATCGGGGCACAGCCTGCCGTTATCGCGTAATTCTACAAAGGTAGGGAACTCAATTTCTTCGCGTTCAGCGCGGCCTTGTCGCCAGTGATCACCCGTCCAAAATGTATAAGCAGGGTGCGCTTTAGTCGATGGGGTCGAAAAATACGTTTTACGCCACTTTTTGTGTGTGGCCATGGCACTGGCTAATTTGTTTAGCTCGTTAAACTTACCAATCCAAAAGTATTCATCTACATAAACATGGCCGTGGTAACTTTGCGCGGTTTTGCTATTGGTACTTAAAAACCGTAGTTCGGCATCGCCATGGGCGGTGTGCAATGTAATGGGGTTTCCGGTTAGCTCTATTTCAAAAAATTCTTGCGCAATGGCAATAATATAACTGCGAAATACTTCAGCCTGTGCACGACTAGCTGAGAGGAATATTTGCGGGTCGCCACTTAATACCGCATCTTTAAACGCTTCACCTGCAAAATAATACGTTGCCCCAATTTGGCGGCTTTTTAAAATATTACGAATACGCTGATGCAAATTTTCGTGCATCGTTTTTTGGTACCCAAATAACGAGTCGTACCAGGTGCCAAAATCCTCAGCGGTTAAATGACTAACATCATTTTTACGCTTACGGCCTTTGCTTTTTTTGCTGTCGGTACCACCGCGATTATTGTTTTTATTACTGGGTTGGTTTGTGCCGTGGGGTTGCTCTGCCTGCGCTGCTTTTTCTTGCTGGGCGCGTTGCTTTTTAAGCTTCACATGCTTTTCTATTAGCATGTCGAGCTCTTTTATTTGGTTGCCTGTTTTATCGCTTACATCGGTAAGTATTAAAATGCGCCGCGCAATAGCTTCGTCTACGTCTTCCTCGCGCAGCATATCGCGCCAATTGTATTTATCGGCCCAATAGTAAATAACACGGTTATTTGGTAGCCCCAGTTCCGCGCGTATTTCGTCGGGGGTATGGTGGCGCAAATAAAGCCGTTTTGCTGCTTCGCGTATTTCAGATGAATAAGCCATTGCTTAATATAAGTGCTCATATAATTGATAACTGAGCACAGTGTATTGGTTTACAATAAGCTTATAACCGCATAAAAAACCTCATGTTTCCTAAAACCTCAATCTAGGAATTACCAAAAAGCTAACCAATGTATTCAGCCTTTTTTTATGGCTATGCTGCGTTTAAATATTAAGTAACGCGGTAAGCAAGTAATGGCAAAGCAATCAGGTTGGGTAATTGCAGCAACAGAAGGTGCAACAGTAGACGGGCGAACCATTTCAAAAGAGTGGATCACTCAAATGGCTGCATCTTATTCGGTTGATGAATACACCGCGCTTATTTGGCCTGAGCATTTTCGTTCAAGTTGGGGCCCAAGCGAAGGTAAAAACTGGGGCACTGTTGACGAAGTAAAAGCCGCTAAACAAGGTGGTAAATTACGCCTGTTTGTAAAAATTACCGCTAACGACTACCTGCTTGCTGCCAATAAAGACGGCCAAAAGCTGTTTATGTCGATTGAGCCTAACCCCGATTACAAAAGCGAAGGGCGTTGTTATTTACAAGGCCTTGCCGTTACCGACTCGCCAGCCAGTTCTGGCACCAGCCGCTTAAAATTCTCTATTGGTGATAATGAAGCTGATCACGAATATAGCCAACTCGAAACGCTACAACACAGTGACTTTATTACCACCAATAGCGAACCAACTGCCCAAAATAGCAAACACGCCAAAGCGCAAAGCTTAATGGCGCAAATATTTAGCTTATTTTCTAGTGATCAGCAGCCAGCCGATCAGCAAGATGAAATCACCGAGGAAGACACCATGAAACAAGAACAGTTTGACGCCCTAATGGGCAAGTTTGAAGGAATAGAAGCCAAGGTGACTGACCTTGAAACTAAATTCAGCAAGCCTGAAGGCGAAGAAACCCTGCCAGTTGAAGAGCCAGAAGATGAGCCAGAAGGTGGTGATACACCCGCAGCAGGCGTAACCGCTGAGCAATTTAGCCAGTTAATGGAAAAAATGGACGGCTTTAGTAAAAAGGTAGACGGCATCGAAAACAAATTTAATGCCCTTAGCCAAGAGCAAGGCGGCCAAGAGCCAGACCCAGTAGGCGGCGAAACCGTAGACCTGGTTTAACCAAACGCTTAACCACGTTTACTTTTATTAATGCATAACAGAGCGAGATAACGCATGCACTTAAATCAAACAGCCGCTGGGTTTTTAAAAACATACTCGGTGCAAGTAGCAAAATCATTTGGTGTAGAAGACGCATCACACAAGTTTGCCATTTCAGACCCAATGGAAACAAAACTGCGCGCCGCGCTTTTAGAGTCGGTCGAATTTTTACGCATGATCACCACCATGCAAGTAGACCAAATTAAAGGTCAAGTTGTAAAAGTAGGCAATTACGGCATTGCAACAGGCCGTAAAGCCGGTGGTCGTTTTACATCTGAGCAAGGTGTTGATGGTCATGGTTATGAATTAACCGAAACCGATTCGTGCTCAGCAACAACATGGGCGCTGTTATCTACATGGGCCAATGCCGGTAACTTAAACGAGTTTATGAAACTCATTAACCAAAACGCCACGCTACGTTTTGCACTCGACATGCTGCGCGTTGGCTTTAATGGTGTATCAGCTGCCGCAACATCAGACCCAATTGCCAACCCAAATGGTGAAGACGTAAACAAAGGCTGGCATCAAATCGTTAAAGAAAAAGCGGCTGATCAAATCATGACTGATCCTATTTACTTTGACCCAGATGGCGCAGGCGATTACAAAACGTTAGACGCTATTGTTACCGAGCTTAAAAATACGCTTATTCACCCATCATTACGTAACGACCCACGCCTAGTTGTATTGGTTGGTAACGACCTTACGGCCACTGCGCAAACGCATATGATGAACCAAGCCGACAAGCCAAGCGAAAAAGTAGCCGCACAGCAAATGGATAAAAACATTGGTGGTATGCGTGCATATACGCCGCCGTTCTTCCCAGGTAAACGCATTGCAGTAACCATTTTAAGCAACTTGCATATTTACACGCAAAAAGGCACAGCGCACCGCAAAGCAAAAGACGAAGAAGACCGCAAGCAATACGAAAACTCTTACTGGCGTAACGAAGGCTACGCACTCGAAGAGTTTGAAGCGTACGCAGCCGTTGACGAAAGCGCCATGAACATTGGCCCTAACCCAGCTTAATCATTAATTGCTAGGCCTAACCGCCTAGCTGTTATCCAATTATTAAAAGGTAAGTGCTATGAGTGCCATTGCTAATTTTAAAAAACGCCGACTTGCTTCAAAAGCTAAAGGCGAAACCAAAGCAACAACGGGTAATGCGCAAATCACCATTACCCCACAAAACACCGCGCTTAAATTACTCGCGCAGTTGTTAGGTTGCGACGAATCAAAAGCGATTGAAACAGCGCAAGAATACGTTGACCAAAATATTAAGTTTTTTTGTGAAGATGATCTGCCAACTCTGCATGTTGATAGCGAAAAAGAACAGGTTGATGTTTCAAACGTTGAAGATGCAACCGACGAACTTAACACCAGCATAGACAGCGCAAGCAATGCTGCAGGCGAAATTGAAAGCGCCGCAGATAAAGCCAGCGATGCAGCTAGTGATTTAGCTTACCAAGCCGACGACATTAACGCCGCTAATAGCGCCTTGGCCGATACGGTTGAAGAGCTAAAAAAGCCGTCGGCGGCGCAAAACTCCTCCAATTCAAAGAAAAAAACCGAGCCAAAAAACAGCTCGAAAAAGTAAGCGTAACAGGCTCAGGGCAATACGCCCCAAGCCTGCACTTACAGCTCATTGAATTAGAAGACGACTTAAAACGCTTAAAAAGCTATGTAACCCGCGCCGACAAAATAGCCCACAAACGTGATGTGTTATTGCCAAAGTGGTTACCCATAGTTGATGACTATTTAGCAAAAGAAGGAAAGCAAAATGAAGATAACCCGATTTTCGCGTATTGCACTGTGTGGCTGTTTGACGTTGGCAATCTCAGACGTGGCCTTGAGTTTGGCTTTAGAGCCATTGAGCTTAACCAGCCCATGGCTAACAGCATACGCCGCAAGTGGCCTGGTTTTATTGCCGACACTGTTTTTGATTGGGCAGACACCCAAGCTGAAAAAGGCAACAGCATTGAGCCGTATTTTGGCCAAGTGTTTAGCTGCGTTGCAAGCACTTGGAAATTACCTGAGCAAGTTACCGCTAAGTACTACAAGTTTGCAGGCCTTGCGTTACTGCGTAGCAAAAACGGCGATGTTTCGCCATCGCATGTCGGCGACGTACAGCGCTTGCAACAGGCCGATGGCTACTTAGCTAAAGCCGCAGAGCTACATAAACACGCAGGCGTTAAAACAGTACGAAACAAAATAGCCATGAGATTAAGAGCCATTGCCGAGCTAAACGCCCAGTAATAGCCATTACTCCCAACCCTCCAGTGCACTAGCCGAGCGTTTAACAGGCGACTGTTAATAACCGCGTCGACGCTAACTGCACTGAACCTAATTGAGAAAGGTATGCGGTATGTCATTTGGATTTGAAGCAACAGCACAAAACAGCATTGAAATAGATGCTGTAAGCGGCTGGCCAGCGCTAAGCACTGGCGAGTTTCGCGATCATCGCCGCATACCTGAGTTTTACGAAGAAACTGTAATAGCCGACTCATTAAACCGCAGCGCATTAGAAGTACAACAACAAATACTTAAATACATTATGAAAGACAACACAGACGTTGCTTTCACCCACACAAATGGCGTGCCTAACTTTAACACCGCACAGCAAAGCGTTTACCGTGGCGCCGTATATGCCCGTTCGCATAGCGATTTAATGGGGTACTTTTCAGCAGTTGACCAAAAAGAGGCCGGCAACAACAAAGCCGATGATGTACAGCAGCAAGATGCAATATTAGCGCAATCTAATCGTAGCATTCGTTTACTGCTTGGCCTTGGCCGCGCGGGAGTGCATACGTTATGAGCCAAACTATTACCCAATTGCAGCAACTAACCGACTTTTTAAACTCAAGTTTAAAAGGCGCTATTCATACTAACAACATAGATGCCTGGCAAGAACGCGGCACACTAATAATAAGCGGCGAAGACAAAGGCCAAGACGGTTATGCCATTGCTAAATGGAAACACACCGCCGTAATCGCAATAGAAAAATTCCCGCACCGCAAAGTTAACCCTTACAACTTACTTGCGATGGTGGGCGCCTTTTTAATCGACAGCGAATGGCCACGTGACGAACACGGCCTAGACGACCCCGAAATAGACATTGATGTTGTGAGCAAAGACAACGCCACCGTATTAATTGACGTGCAACTGATTGACGACATAGAGCTAATACCCACCGAAAACGGCCCTGTTTTATTTAACGGTGCGCGTTATTACGTATCGCTAGCGCCAATTAGTGTGGCCGAAGATGTGGACGTAGATATTAAGGGGCAATCATGAGTTTAGTGATCACCCCAAATAGTAAACAAGCGCTCAGTGCAAAGCAGCAACTGCAGCTATTAGCATTGCCAAACGCTAAACGTGTTCGCGTACTTAAAACACTAGGACGGTATGGGCGCCAACTCGCTCGCAAACGGATAAAAACACAAACCACGGTTGAGGGTAATAAGTTTGCAAGTCGCACTGATGGCAAAAAAAACAAAATGCTTACACGCATGGGTAAAACACTAGAGCCCTACGTAAAAGGCGGTAAGCGCTTAGAGCTTAAACATAAAGCCGGGCTTACTGGGCGTATTGCGGCACTTCACCAAGAAGGCGGCAGCGAGCAAATGACCTCAACACGCATGAGCCGTATTCATGGCAAGCCAGATTACAAAGCACCGTGTACACGTAGCCAAGCAAAAGCATTGGCAGCCGAGGGTTATAAAGTACGCAGAGCAAAAGGTAAAGGCTATCGCCGCGCAACAATAAAAGAAATTGCAGGGAGCTTAACCCATGGCAAAGCCACATTAGTGTTAAGTGAATTACGCGGCCAAAAAAGCCGTAAAAGCTGGCAAATACCTGTAAAGGCGCGCCCATTTTTAGGCGATACCACCGCGAACGTGCAAGCGCAACTAGCCACAATTTTAAACCAACTCAATAAACGAGGATAAACCCATGTCACTAGGTAAAGTGCAAGTTAACAATCTGAATTTAGGGCAAGGCGACATCCAAGGTGTTGAACGACACTTTTTGTTTGTTGGCCGTGCTGGTAACGCAAGCGAAGAAAGCCAATTGTTTAGCGTAGGCGCTCAAACAGTATTAGCCGACACCTTTGCAGACAGCCCATTGCTTGAAATAGTAAAAGCCGCGCAATTAAATGCAGGCCAAAACTGGACTGCAGCGGTTTACCCACTGGCCGAAGGTGAAAGCATTACTGATGCCATTGACCGAGCCAACGAAGTACAAAGTTTTGAAATGGTTGTTGTATGTGATGAGCAAACAACTAGCGGTGGCTTAACCGGTATTCACGATCACCTAACGTCATTGCACGCCACATTAGGGCGTTTTGTTTCGGCATTGGTAGCCGTACCAGGTATTGATGAAGCCACACAAACATGGTCGCAATATGAAGCCGCGACTATTGCACTGCAAGCCGATATTGCCGCGCACTTAGTGGTACCCGTACCACAGTTACATGCTAATAACGTAGGCGTATTAGCAGGGCGACTATGTGACCGCAGCGTAAGTATTGCCGACAGCCCAATGCGCGTAGCAACAGGCAGTGTGCTTGGTCTAGGCGATGCACCGGTTGATACGAACGGCGACCCGCTATCACTTGCTACACTAGAAACACTAGCAAATAACCGCATGAGCGTACCGCAGTGGTATAGCGATTTTGAAGGTACTTATTGGAGCGATGCACAAACGCTAGACGCTGCAGGTGGCGATTACCAATACCTTGAACATTTACGCCCTGTGCATAAAGCCAGCCGCGAAGTACGTGTGCTTGCCATTCGCCGTATTGCCAACCGTGCCCTTAACTCAACACCAAATAGTATTGAACTAAACAAGGCGTATTTTATGCGCCCACTACGCGCCATGAGCAAGAGTACCACCATTTTAGGCACGCAGTTCCCTGGTGAAATACAGCCACCGGTTGAAGGCGACATAACCATTGAATGGACCAGCAATAAAAGCGTGGTTATTTACATGGTGCTGCGCCCATACAACAGCCCAAAAGAAATTACCGTAAATATTTTGCTTGATTTAAGCAGCAACTAGGAGCATTCACCATGCGTTTATCAGGAATGAATTTTAACGTGAACTTGGGCGACATTATGGTCCAAGTTGACACAGCATCACTGGCGATTACCGACAACAGTGCTGTAAGCCAAACCAGTGGCGTACCCGATGGCTCAGTTGATGGCGATGTATCGGCCAGCGGCGAATTGTCGGTTAACGCGAGTAACTTTGCGCTTATATCGGATGCTGCAAAAAGCGCCGGTTCGTGGCGTGGTATGGAACCGTTCGACATTATGTTTTACGCCAAAACCAGCCAAGACGAAATGAAAGTAGAAGCCTTTGGTTGCCGCATTAAGCTAAGCGACATTTTAGACATAGACAAAAAAGGCGGCAGCGCCAGCCTGTTTAAAATTCCGTTTGATGTAACCGACCCTGACTTTGTAAAAATTAACGGTGTGCCGTACCTGCGCCCCGACGAAATTGAAAACATAGTGCAATAAGGTAGTTAGTAAATGGATGATCTAGACCACCTAACCATTGCACAGGAACGCGCCGATCAGCAGTTTATTGATCAGCGCCTAAAAGGACTTAACAACGCCAATAAAATCAGTGCAACGGATTGCATTGATTGCGGCGACCTAATACCTAAAGCACGACGCAAAGCAGTACCCGGTGTGCAGCGTTGTGTACCGTGCCAATCGTTAAGCGAGTAGAAAATGAACAATATCAAAGTGAATTTTAAGTTTATCGCCGCACTGGAAGGTGGCCCACAACTATCCGGCTATGTGCCCGATGCTAAACATTCTAATTCGGGGGTCACTATTGCCACCGGCTTTGATATTGGCCAATGCGATGAAGCGGCACTTAAGTACTTATTGCCCGAATTTATCGCTAACAAATTAAAGCGTTTTTGCTTATTAAAAGGCGAACAGGCACTAAAAGCCTGTAAGCAGAACTCGCTTAGCATTAACGAAAACGAAGCAACCATTATTGATTTATGTGTAAAGCAGCAATCAATCGATTACCTAGTTGCTACTTACAACCAGCACTCAACGGTTGAATTTGAACAGCTAAGCGAACCGATGCAAACCGTGATTGCATCGGTTGCTTTTCAGTACGGCCATTTGGCCAAGCGTTGCCCTAATTTTTGGCGCTACGCCATAACACAAAATACTCAAGCCATGATCAGAGAGCTCGTTGATTTTGGCGACCGATACACCACGCGCCGCTGGCGTGAAGCAAGTTACTTAAAACAGGCGGGACACTAATTATGGAATGGCAAAAAATTGCAAACACAGTAGGCGGTATTGCTGGCGCAGTAGCTCCATTATTAACAGGGCCTGTAGGTTTAGCGGTAAGTATAGGTAGCCAAATAGCAGGTGCTTTAGGCACAGATAACACACCAGAAGCCGTAGCCGCTGAGCTAAAAAACAATCCTGATGCAGCGCTTAAGTTACAGCAGTGGGCACACGAAGAACGCGAACAGATACGCCAGGCTAATATTGAGCTACAAAAAATCGCACTTGAAGAATACAAGGCAGATTTAAACGACCGCCAAAATGCACGAACTAACAATAAAGATCATTGGATGCCCTCAACGCTCACAATCTTGTTGTTTGTTTTGTTTTCAGCGGTATTGGGGGCGTTGTTTTATGGCCCCGACATTGAGCGAAACCGTGACCTAATCGTGTATTTAGTGGGTAACTTATTTGTGCTACTGGCCAACGCCGCTGCATTTTGGTTAAGCGCTACTAAAAGTTCGAACGATAAAGATAAATTAATGAATCTAATGCAAAAAACGTCAGGGCAAGGAGTAGCAAAATGACACAGTGGATAATGGTTGCTATATCAACAGCCGCGTTAATTTTGAGTGTATTAGTGCCCATTATTGTGGCGCTGAGCAGAGCAAATAAAGATACAGCCAAAGAGCTAAGCGATCATAAAACCCATGTGGCCGAAACCTACGCCACTAAAACCGATTTTGACAAATTAACCGAACGCATGGAGCGCCAATTACAAAACGGATTTGACACACTCGAAAGACTATTAACCAAATCTAAGGATTAACCCATGAAACAAACAATTATATTAACCATCGCCGCTACTGATTTTACTTTTAACATGACCGTGCAAGATCACAGCGACTTTGTAGACCTTGTTGCCCGCGGTGGCTCAATGACCGCAGCGTCACACAACATGGTAATGCGCACCATTGACGACAAACAAAAAACCGAACTTAAAAAGGTACTTGAAAGCTCACCAGGTTCTGAGCTGCAAATTGCGTCAACGCTTAAAGCTGAGTTTTCGCCAGTGCTGGAAATTGCCGTAAAAAAATAGAAGGGCTGATTGATTCAATCGACTCGAATCAGCTTGAACAACTGTTTATTTTACGCCGTCATTTTTTGCCACATGAGCAAGACGACGAGCAAAACCTAGCCCGCGCTGGTTGGTTGTATAAAAACCAGCGCGAAAACCTAGAAAACATAATAACCAATGCTGTGTGCAAGGCCTTTGGGGGCAAGTAAATGAGTTTACCGCAACCGCTAATGTTTACCGTTGGCATGATTGACCAAATAACAAAGCCTATTGCCAAAGTAAGCAATAGCTTAAATGGGTTAACCAACGACTACCAACGCGGCACCATGAAAATGGCGTCGGGCGTTGCGGGTATTGCTGCCAGTGGCTATGCACTACAAAACGCATTAATGCCAGCCATTGAAATGGACCGCGCATTAGGCGAAGTTAAATCGCTAGGTGTGCGCGAATCGGCATTAAAACAACTTAGTGATACCTCTTACGAATTTGCCCTTAAATACGGTAAATCGTCTACCGAATTTGTTAAATCAAGCTACGACATACAAAGCGCCATTGCTGGATTAAACGACAACGACCTATCTACGTTTACCATGTCGAGCAACGTATTAGCCGCAGCCACCAAAGCCGACGCAGGCACTATTACCAATTACATGGGTACCATGTATGGTATTTTTAAAAACCAAGCTAATGCTATGGGTAAAAGTGAGTGGGTAGAGCAGCTAACAGGCATGACGGCTACCGCCGTACAAGCGTTTAAAACAACAGGCGCTGAAATGTCATCGGCGTTCACATCAATTGGTGCTGAAGCAACAAGCGCCGGTATTGGTATGAACGAGCAAATGGCCATACTCGGTACATTGCAAGCGACTATGTCGGGCAGTGAAGCCGGTACAAAATATAAATCGTTTTTAGCCGGTGTAGGTAAAGCACAAGATGCACTTAATTTAAGTTTTACTGACAGCCAAGGCGCTATGCTGCCAATGGTTGACATACTAAACCAAATTAAAGGCAAATACGGCGAAACCATAGACGTAGCCGAGGGCGACGAACTTAAAAAAGCATTCGGGTCAAGCGAGGCCGTAGGCACTATAAAATTACTAATGAACGACATTAATAGCCTTGGCAAATCAATTGATTCGTTAGGTAACGTAAACGGCATGCAACAAGCTGAAAAAATGGCAATGAGCATGACCGACCAAAGCGAGCGACTAAGCCAAAGCTGGTTTGTTATTCGTGCAGCATGGGGCAGTGCAATACTCCCCGTATTTAACGACTTTGTTGGTTTAATTGCCGACATGGGCACAGGCGTAGTGGCCTTTACTGAAGAATTTCCAATGCTTACTAAATACATTGGGTATGGCGCTGTTGCGTTACTTGGCCTTGTTGCTGCAGGTGGTTTGTTCACGCTCATAATGGGCGCGGGCAAAATGGCTATGGTTGCATGGGGAGTGGGTGCAATGGCATGGGCAGGTATTAATGCTGCACTTACATCGGGGTTAAGCGCTTTAAGAGCCGTAATGTTTGCAGTAAACCTTGTGATGTACGCCAACCCCATTGGCTTAATTGTAGCTGCAGTGGCCGCTGCGGTTCTTGCAGTTGGTGCTTTGATTTATTACTGGGACGATTTAAAAGCAAGCTTTGCCGATATTAGTTGGGTAAGCGTTTTGCTTACGGGCCTTGAATACGCATGGAAAGCCGTTGAAGTGTTATTTGCGCCAATATTATGGGCTATTGAACAGCTAGCTGATTTAGCAGGCATTGAAATAGACACTAGTTTTGAGGGTATAAAAGGCTCGTTAGGTATTGATGCGCCTAAGCAGAGTGATTCAGCAGAAAACATGCCTAGCATTGCCGCAATAGAGCCAGTTAAAAGCCGTGTTGAGCGCGGCGGTATTACTCAGCAAATAAGCAACGCAAACCAACAAAAGTCGACCAGTGTAGGCACGGTTAACGTGTACCCAGCCAAAGGCGAAACCAACTACATGAACTTTGTTGAGATGCACTCATGAGTATTTATCGCGACTTACAAATATTAAATGGCGACGTGGTGCTAGATGCCGGTAGCAACCCAACGTATTTAACCGATCGTGACGTTATAGCCCAAGACATAGTGCACGCTATTTTAGACACCGGCCTTGCAAATTTATTAGTGAGTGATAGAGGAACCAGCGTAACCAACGACACACAAACAAAAATAAAACTATTGGTAGAAGATGACGTTCGCATTATGCCAGGCACGGTGCAAGTTCAGCAAAACGAAATAAACAAAGGCCAGTGGTGGGTGTACGCACAAACAATAGACTTCGGTGAAATTTCATCGTTATTAGTAGAGGCACAGTAAATGGCTGATGAAACCCCAACAATTAATTTTACCCGTATTGTAGAAAATGCAGGTATTCCTACCACAGAAGACGGGTGGAAAACCCTATTTAAGCAAGACGTAGAAGAGCAAGGTAGCATTATTGCGAATGACTCTATTTACTCACCTTTTTGGCGATTGATTAGCGCCATTGTGGCAAAGCCTGCAACGTGGATAGTCAACAAAGTATTAATTGAAAAAATACTCCCCAACTTATTTTTGCAAACAGCCACCGACAGCGACTTTATTGAAGCCAAAGCGTGGGAGCACGACCTAACACGTAAAAGCGAAGAGCGCACACAAGGCAAAGTGCGTTTTAAGCGTGCAGCAAACCTTGGCCCTAGCTTACTAATTAGTGCAGGAACGGTAATACAAACCGATGCCATAAACGGGACTATTTACCGAGTGCTTACGGTTGATGATGTAATACTGCCAGAAAACCAAAGCAGCATATTAGTAAGCGTAATTGCAGAAAACGCCGGTGCAGCATACAACCTTGGCGCAGGGTATTACCATATATTACCGGAATCGGTAACGGGTATTGGCAGTGTAAACAACGACGCTGAATGGATTGATGTACTGGGCGCTGATGCTGAAAGCAATCAAAATTTAAAGCTTAGAACACGCAATGCATTTACTGCCGCAGCCCCTTGGCATATTGATGCCGTATATACCGCCATTATGACTGAGCGATCAGGCCTTGATACCGACAACATATATTTTGAACACGATGCACCGCGCGGACCAGGTACAGCAAACGCCTTTATTTTGTTAGACATTGGCGAGCCTTCGCAAATATTACTTGATGATTTAAACGACTATGTAATGCAGCAAGGGCACCACGGCCACGGCGACGATATTTTAGTATTAGCAATGCCAGGCGTATTGGTTGATATAGGGGTAACTGTTTATTTAGTTAATACCTTAACCAATGAAGCCGCCATAGAAGTTAAGCAAGAAATAGACAACTTTATACGCTGCGCATTTAGAGAAAACACCGACTATACCGCCACTAAAACACTGCCAACAAGCCGCTTTAGCTTTAGCCGGTTAAGCCAAGAGCTACACCGTAACTTTGCTGATATTGAATCGTTAAACTGGCACCAAGGCGACATTACCAGCGCAAATGAAGTGCCGCGTCTAGGTTCGTTAACCGTTGAACTTGGGAGCTAACCATAATGGCGTTTGATTTTAACGTAATTACTAAAATGCCTTATTGGTTGGCTCGCCCAGCCAGTGAGCTGGATAAATTACGTAAAGGCGCTGTTATTTATTGGCAGCGCTTAAGCGATTTATTGGCATGGCCTGCAAAGCAGCTTGACCCAATGACAGCCGAAATTGAATTAGTGCACTTATTAGCGTGGGAACGTGACGTAGAGCAAATACCCCAAGAAGACGAAGTAATGTACCGGGTGCGCGTTAAGTTTGCACTGCAATTTGCAAAAGGCGCAGGGAGTACTGAAGGCTGGCTTGCCATGTTTAAAAAGCTCGATATGCCTTATGTAGAGATAGCTGAGCGTTTTTCGGTATCTGACTGGGACGTTATAAACCTAAAACTCACGGATGATGATTTAAGCGAGCGGCAAAATCTTATTAATTACATTGTTAGGCAATACGGACGTACCGCAAGGCGTTACCAGTATCAAACAGTAGCAGAAATGAATACATACGGTGGCTTACAGTCATTTGATAACCACAGCGATTACACCGTTGCAAAAATAGATCAGGAGAGTTAAACCATGTCACAAGTAGTTACTAACGCAGGCGAAGCCTTATTTGCACAAAAAGCGCAGGCAAATGAGCAGTTAGATATTGATACGTTTATTTTTGCTTATGTACCAGGACAAGATTCGCAAGCACCGGTAGACCGCAGCGAAGATTTACCGCCTACAGCACAGCGAGTGCATACCCAGCCAGTTCAGCAAGTTGGCCGTATCAATAACAATACAGTGGTTTACTCAACCGTATTAAACAGCCTAACAGGCCCGTTTGAATTTAACTGGGTTGGTTTGTATTCATCTGTAAATAATACGCTGGTAGCTATTAGCCATGTAAAAAGCGTAAACAAAACAATTACAGAATTAGGCAATGCAGGTAATACGCTAAACCGTAACTTTGCCATTGAGTACTCAGGCATTAGCGATATAACCGGTATTACAGTAGCACCAGAAACATGGCAACTAGATTTTAGTGCTCGCTTAGCTGGCATGGATGCATTGACACAAAACTTAGCCATGGATATGAATGGCCGCGACTGGTTTATAGGTGATGGGTTTAAGGTAGAACCGACAGCTAACGATGATGAATTTAGAGTTATTGCGGGTGTAGGTTATGTTGCTGGATTGAGAGTTGAATTAAAAAGTGACTTTATTTTTACGCTAGATAGCTACCCAAAGTTTGTTTACTTGGAAGCGTGGCTTGAAGGGAACTCATCAAGTGAGTGGGAGCCCAAATTATCTATTTTTAATACAACTGAGCAGTTAAGTAGCTTTAGTGATGCGCAGGGAAGTAAACATTATTTAGTGAAGATAGCTGAACTATTAAAGCAATTTGCAGATTCTATTATAGATTTACGGGAAATTGATGGCCTAGTTGGCAAAACAATTAGAAATGCAGATACCGTTCATGAGATGAAAGCTATGAATGTACCGTTAGGTACGTTGATAAAAACAAAAGGGTATAACAATAAAGGAGATGGCTTTGGGGCGAGTTACTTAATAGAAGATATTGGCAGTAAACCTGTGAATGGCAGGACTGTAATATTACTGAATAATGGTTTTATTGCTGTAATGCAGCACAATGGTAGTTCTTCTATTCAACATGCTAATGCCCCTCTAGATGATGATGCAAACATAGGTTTAGCCATTCATACTTTATTAGCTGTGGGTGTTAAAACTATCTATGTACCAAACGCTAAAATTAGATTTAATGGGTCTATCAATTTAAATGGCGCTACTGTTATAGGTAATAACTCGGTGTACGCAAGTGGCTATTTGACGAATGGGAATTTAGTGGGGATCACCCGAGAATCACTAACTAATAAATTTGTTAAGCCTGTATCAAAAGTACAGCCAGTCACATCAAAATCAAAAAACAAATTAGTTGTTAAGGTTGACCGTACTCCTAACAATGTTACATCCGTTTATAACTCTATTCATTGCATTTTATCACCTTCTAGTTTTGGTGGGATTGCTATGTTTTTTTTAGGAAATGGTAGCGGTGCAAATGGTGAAAATGATATGGGCGGGACTTTTGACCGCTTAAGGCTATGGAATAGTTATTTAGCTGAAGGTGGTATTGTTTATCAAACTCCAGATAGCGTTACAGCGGGTACTAATGTGACCTCATATGAATATTTAAATAAAATATTTAATGGGGGGCCGGCAGAACGCTGGAGCGCAACCGAAGGAACAGAGCTGAATGCATTTGATTTGAGCGCTGGCAATTCAGCTACTTTTAAAATACCGGCCAGTAGAAGAAAGTCTAATATTGCAGTTTATACATCATCGGGTAGCACAGATGATGCGACTATTACAGTTAATGGTGAGCTTATAAAAACGTTTAGCGCAAAGAGTGATATTAATCGCGTAAAACATATTGAATTTGAAACACCAATTATTGGGCGTAGTGAAAATACAGTAGTAATTAGTAGTGGGAGTGCACGCCTGTATTTATTTGCTGCTGATGTTTATGACTTAGCAGATATACCCAAAAATGAGATTGATGCTTACTATAAATATAAAGGAAAAATAATAGTTCATGGTATGAAGTCTATGACATATGCAGGCACTGGCGCATCAATTGATACTGTACTCGTTGATACTATGGGCAAGTTTGCAGGTAGTTATCATGGTGGTGATATAGCGACACCGGGTGATTGCGAAATTAGAGTTGGAAGTAGTCAGATAAAAATTGATACATCAAATTATACTGAAGAGAATGATAGCTTAAAGCTAGCAAACGGTATGTTTATGATTGATCCTGTTGTGCGAGTACGTTACGTTGGGAAAATAGACACTACCCCTCAGCTAGATTTTAGATACACTCTTGATTTTGGTGTTGATGGCGGGTGTAATTTAACTGCATGGTATAGTGCAAATAGCGGGAGCGTGCATTTAAAGACTATTTTTACAGGCATGCATTCGACTAGTCGTAGTTTAATGTATACACCTAAACATAGCTTTTCCCCAGAAAGCACTGACGGAACTATTGAGCTTGACGTTAATCAGTTGCCGCTTTATCAATATGGTTCTAAATTACAACAAATGATAATTGTGCCTTCAGAAAACACCGAAGATCAGGCTACGATACTCGCAAGAATATGGGACACAGACGCGTACCTAAAGTTTTACTACACACCACTCGCATTGCAAGGAGATCAATCTTTAAGTTTACAAAACGGCCAGCAATATTCATTTAGTTGCTTGTATCAATATGGCAGATTTATTGTGTGAGTGATTATGTTATCTCTTAATAGTATTTTTATTACTTTAAAAACCCTTCGCATGACGGCAAGTCTTGAGCTTGCCAGCGAGGATGCAAGCGGCCAATCATCCAGTACCGACCAAGCTGAAACAGGAACTAAAGCTAAAAAGCTGACGGTGAGTGGTTTATTACCATTCACTAAGGCTGATCATTTAGCTGAACTGTTTACCTTGGCCGAAGCAACTGAAAGTGGTGCGCGTTCTATTTATCGTATAAGTAACCACACGGCCAGTGCACTGGGTGTTAAGCAAGTGCGCTTTAGTAGCAAGATTGAAGCGGTGGAGCAAGAAACCACACGCCAATGGGCCGTTAGTTTTACGCTAAGCGAGTACCGCTCAGTGCCGCAAAAAGTAGAAGAACGCTCACCCGATGCAACGGCCAATGTGCAAGGCGGTGATACAGGTGTTCAATATGCAAATATTAGCCAGCATCTAAACGAAAACTTTGCCGCACTGAGAACAGCATAATGACGACGGCTAACGCGCGTTTTATATCTCGTGCTTATGTCAACGATTCAAAAGTTGATATGAAAGAGCACTGGATAATACTGCAATCATCAACGCCTGGTACATGCCAAATTACGGTTAATCAAAAGGCTGATAAATTGGCACCGGTTACGGTTGATTTAGGTTGGGGTGATATGGTCGACCGTGTATTTAGTGGCTATGTTGAACGTGTAATGCCCGCTATAAATGGCTGGTATACATTGTTTTGCCGAGAATGGGCGGCATCACTTGCTTATAATTTAAGTGTAATGCTGCGCCATCCAACCATGCGCCAGGTACTTGACGAGGTCACTAATCAAACAGGTATAGAGTTTGTTATACCAAACGCTGCTTATGTTGATACGGCAATCCCGTGTTTTTACTCTGATAGCTCAGGCTATGCCATGCTAAACAATATAGGCCGAGCGTTTAAGATTGAGGATTTTGTCTGGTATCAACAAGGCAATGGTAAAGTATTTGTGGGAAGTTATGCTGATTCGTTTTGGTCTGATAAACCAATTTCTATAGCGAACGGCCTAATGACAGATCATCAAGCAGGTAAAGCTGCCACTATGCCAGCCGCACCAATGATACGCCCAAACGTAACTGCCAATGATGAACGTATATCAGCGGTTGAGTTTAAAGGCACTAACATGCAAATAAGTTGGTGAACATGGATAAATCAATTCAAAGAATAGTGCGCCGGCTGTTTCCAGAACTAACCGGACAATTGCATTTACCACGCTGGGGTAGAGTAGTTGCATTGCCTGAACTGCCAACTGATGATGGCGAGCGCGGTAGCGATGCATACTACCCTCGCTATGCTGTTAACGTGCAGCTCATTGACGAAAACGGAACAGATACCAAATCAAAACCACTTCAAGCCGTGCCGTTACCATTACCAGGTGCGGGTGATAAAGCAGGTCGATTAGAACCGCCGGCTATTAATTCTATTGTAGAAATTGGCTTTGCCTATGGCCGAGCTGATAAACCGTTCATTAGAACAGTATTACCTTTTGGCTGGGACTTACCTGCTATTAAAGAAGGTGAAACCCGTACCCAAGTACGTGAAGGGGTTTATCAACACATTGATGACGCCGGTAACTTTGAAAACAAAACAGACGAATCATTAAAAGACATCATCGGCAAATTAGCCGACCTACAATGTGAAACCCGCAAAGTAATAGCAACTAAAGAGCAAGACCACCGAAGCCCAAAAACATGGTTAGGCAGTGAAGGCGAGAACGTACTCAAACTCCTATCAGAACTAATGGCAACAGTAAGCGAATTAGCTAACACATGTGCAAGCCACACACACAAGGGCGTTGCTGCAGGAACTGCAAAAACCCAAGCACCAGAACAAGCTGGAGACTTTAGCGGCCAAGCATCACAAGCCGACAACCAAAAAGGCAGACTAGACCCAATAACCAAATAGCCCCAAAGCCACCCAAACAAGCCCAGCATCCCGCTGGGTTTTTTATTGCCCTGCATTCACTGCAGTAAAGTTATCGCCGCCTATGTTGGCCAGCGTAGTTTCACCCACGGAAAACGGCTCCACACAGAATGTATGCCACGAAATCCGCACTCTTCCTCACCCTCCTGCGCGCTCTTTATCGTTATTTTTTTACAGTTTTAAAGTACTTCATTTAAACCGCCAGCTAGCGCCCTATATAAGTTCCTTAGCAGATCAAAGATCTGAAAAGATCGAAACTAATTTCACTGTTTTACAGTTTAAGCGCCTGTAATTCGTTAGGAATTTAAAGTAATAAAACGATTAAACAATAACTTAGCCCGTTTACGTGAGGTTTTTAGGATCAAAAGGCTTTGTATGGTTCTTAAGAAACCCATAATAAAACAATAGCTTAATTAAAAATAAAACTGAAATCTAGAAATGAATTTTTTGTAAATTCCAATCAGTAGCGCGATTTTAAAAGTAGAGTATTGTAGCTACAAATAAAACGTAGAGGTAAATCCATGAACGAAAAATTAGATACTATAGCTAGCTTGAATATGGAAATGATAGCGGTACTTACTTTATTGACCAATAATGAAAAATATAGAGACCTACAACCAAAATTATTAGATTCAGTTTTACATAGGATGTTAGACAACAGCCTAAGTATAAATAAAGAGATATTGAATTAGTCTCTAAACTTATTGTGTAATTTATGCGGGAATAATTGCGTATAAACTTGCCATAAAATATTTAAATTACGGTGGCCTGTTACTTGGGCCACTTCTTCTATTGAATAACCTTTTTCGAATAAACGGCTAGCACCTTCGCGACGTAAATCATGATAGCGTAAATCCTCAATACCTAATGCATTACGTACCCGCTGAAAACCAGCAGTAACCGATCGTGAGTTATAAGGAAATATCAAATCATCATTTTTAGGCTGTTGCATAACAATATCAAATGAACCAGCGAGCAAAGGCACAATCATGTGATTACCTTCCTTTTTCCGTGGGTCTTTTCTATCACGCACTAATATAGTTTTGTGATCCTCGTTTAAATCTTCCCAACGTAGTTTACAAACCTCGCCAATACGCATGCACGTTAAAATACTAAAATCTAAAATATCTAAAAAAGGAATGCGCACTTTACCGTTTGGCCTATAGTCCATGCGTTCCTTCAAGCCTTCGCGCAATTTATCTAATTCATTATCAGTAGGGCGGCGTGTTCGCTTTTGGCTTTTGCCAACTAACCCCATTTCGATTAGCACCGGCACTGCGTCTTCAAATATTTTATGGTTAGCATCAATATTCCAGACTGGTCCCGCCTTTTTCATAACGCTGCGCAAATATGCAATATCATGATAAATAGTCGCTGGCCCTGCACCAGCACTACGCCTATTTTTACAATGCTCTATCAAATCACTAGTGCGTAACTCATTTGATAAAATCGATGCTATGTCGCAATCAATCAGCATCTTAATAACAAATTGTTTAGTACGCCCCGTAGCATTCCATAAATCATGGTTTTCATAATACATATTCATGAGGGTGCCTAGGGTGACCGTTTGTTTTGTTTCAGTCACCCTCGATTGCTCAATATCGTTAACTTGTTTCTTGCCCCAGCTCTCAGCCAACACTCTTTTACTGAATGTTTTACTTTCATTGTGTATAATCTTACCCTTAGATTTCTCGCGTACTACGCACTTATAGCGGTAGTCGCCTGAAGCAAGACGGCGTTTTTCGATATTATATGAAGCCAT